GATAAATTACAAACAGCTGCACAAAGTTTTCCTACAAAAGAAGCATATACAGATATAAAATATATAAATAAATTTAGAAATTTTATATTTAGCCGTTTTAATATTGACCCGTATATCTACATCGAAAATTATCCCGAAGTATTATTAATAAAGCGCGGCGAAAGAGTGGAATTAGTAACCGACGATTCATTGAAGACTTTACATACTAATGTATCAAATGGCCGCGAACGACGTGAGATTGATGATATAGATGCTGTAGAATCACATCTTTATGCAACATATGGTGATAAATTTAAGGTAGTTAGTTTAGAAAATACATCGTTTGAAACGCAGGTGAAACTTTTCAATAATGCTAAATTAATTGTAATGGCGCACGGTGGAGCAACGGCAAATCTTTTGTTTTGTAAAACAAAAACTACCGTTGTTGAAATACCATGTGGAATAAATTTCATCTGGTTTAACGTATGCTTCTCTAATTTACAATTATATTATATAAAATTTAACCCTAATAAATCATGTGAAATAATTAAGTTTTTATCAAATCTAAAGTGTGCGCGGCCCAATTGTATATTTACTATACATTCAAAGTTAGGTATACCCTATTGCTGTAAGAGATGTGAAATATCCAATAGCCATGGTCCACGATGCGAACACAACCAATTACGCATTGGCTTGCATTAGGGCAGCCCAAGAAACTGGAAACGCCGGTTCAATTAATCCACGAATTGCCTGAGCAAATTCCTGAATCTCCTTTTGTGCGTGGCTATCCAATCGCAATCCACAAAGGCGAGCATAGGCAGCTAGGGACCCAGTTTCAATAAACTCGGTATACATACTTTGAGGTAGGACTGCCCGCGCCATTTCAGGTGCTACATTGGCTTCAAGAAGTGTATTATAAGTGGAGAGCGCCATCTTCATGGCATTGTTATAAACGTCGCATATAGCTGTATTTACGGCCACAATTTCATTTTTTGAACCCTGCTTTAAATTAGGGTCGCGTTCACGAAATTCTGTAGGAATCCAGACTTCTGGTTCTGCATCCACGTAACGCCGACTGACCTCGTTTCGCGCGAACCCAATGGTGTGACGAAACCATTCACGTGCAATAAAAATAGGCATCTTAATCCTGAATCGCAACTGAGGATGGAAAAACGGGCTAACATGGTCGTGTTTTGCTAAATAGCGAATCAACCCTGAATCGCGGTCACTAAATTCCGTGGATTCCTTGTTAAACGAAACACGGGCAGCATTGACAACAGTCAAATCAGACCCAAAAACCTCTAAAAGTTCAACATAACCGCCGTTGCCAATATTGATTCGCGACACCATCCTAGACTATTTCGCATTTCTTAGTTTAGGTTCTTTTGCGTTTCGCGACACGCGCAGTGGCTGGCCGCGTGTATAGAATTCGCGAAATGACATAAATGCATGATATGGTTTTGGTGGGGGCGGAGCTTTTGGCTTACGTTTCTTGATTACAACACAAGCGTTTAAACGTTGGCGAACCAGGACACATCTACATATTGCCAGCAATCCTATAAACCATTCAACACCAATAATAAATGTTACGCGGGCAGGTGTGCTTTCAGAATCAACATACGCTAAATATAGTATAGAACCAACGGGCAGGCCACACGCCCCTAACATATAGATTAACCATAATAGGCGCACACATGTAGAATTTTTACATGTGTCCACACATATGTCGTGTTTTTTGTTAAGAGTTTGGCGCCAGGTCATTTACTTTGGTTGGTTTGACGCGTATATTCAAGTTTTATGTTGTGTCAAGTGCAAATTTTTTCGCAAAGCGGTCCATGAGCTTTATTTATTTTACAGGCATAACAGCAATGGGTTCCACCATTATTATTTTTATCACTATGGGCAATAAACAGACAATTCTTTCTTGAACACTTTTTATTAGGTAAAACTGAAACTAAAGATGTACATATAACATGATGTTGAATGTAATTATCGTGAACTCATTCTACAAAACCTTGTGGAAATATAGTTATCTACCGGTCCAAATTTTAATAATAGATAAATGATCATATTTTTCTTTATCTTCGAACGTCGGACGCAGAAATTTTCCATTGAGTGAAAAATATTCATGAACATCCCCAAACAGGCTTGTTTGGTCTGTGTTTTTTTGCGTTAGCAAAACGGCAATAACCCTTTCAAAGGAACATCTGTTCTTGCGACAAAGTATTACGGGTAATAAAAGACCAATATTATATTTTGAATTTACCCAGTTTAAATATGCATGTGAAATTATACACATTCCACCAAAAAGTCCAGTCCATAAATTTTTATGTGAATGTATAATATTTAATTTATTACTATTAAAAACTCCAAGTATTCTTTTTTCATCCTCTGGCTTGTCTGAACTTTTAATAGGTGAAAAATCCCACAATTTTTTGTATTCGCCGTATATTTGAAAATCTACATATTTGTTTATAAATGCAGAATCATGTAAAATAACTGCTTTATCAAATAATTTATTGTGTAAATAGTAGTAGTAGGGTAATAGTTCCCCGCGTTTTGGGTATGAACTGTTTATAACAGTTGTTTTGTACAAAAGGCGCTCGTTTAAAAAATTTTTATCGCTGCAGTCATCAATAATTAATATATGATTTTCGGGGTAAAATTTTCTTATACAATCATAAGAATGATTCCAATATTCATTTGTTAATGGACTTACAACACATCTAAGCATTATAAATCCAATTGTCTTTTCTCGAGATTTAGCACACAACGGTCCATGGCCGATGCCATTCTTGCAGGCGCGGCAGCAGTGTGTGCCCCCGTTATTGTTTATATCTGTATGTCGCGCGTATTTACAATTATTTCGTTGACATAGAGCAATCATTATACTAATATAATTGATATAAAAATATATTTAGATTATTTGCAAAGATAAACAGCGGAGACACTTTAATTATTCTTTTATACTGTATGCTATCGCTCCGGGCCACCTACAGCGGATGGGATTAATTGGCTAATAACCCGGAGCCTACTCTGCCTGCTTGACGTAAAAATAATGTATTTAAAATAATGTCTTATATAAATGCGATGTAATAGGGTTGGATGTCAGTATAAACGACACCCCGATATCAATAATAATAATGGCACACATTGCTGTTTAGCATGTAAGACATATGGGACTCACGGTCCTTTATGTAAAAAAGAGACGTTTCAACCTACATCTTTTAGAAAGATGTATGTATCTAACCCAAAAATAGATAAATCAAGGCAGATGATATTAGCATATTATTTTCCGCAGTATCATAGTATCCCAGAAAATGATATGGTATTTGGTAAAAATTTTACAGATTGGAATTGTTTCACAGACAAATCGAGCGAAGCACTTAAAAATTGTAAATTTCCTTTAGAACCGCCAGCTGGATTAGGATACTACGATCCTACTTTAGTTGAAACAAGAGAAAGACAAGGTAATCTGGCAAAAAAATATGGTGTGGATGGTTTTATATATTATCATTATTGGTTAGAAAATAAACCAGTTATGTCTACTGTATTAGATAATTTAATAAATGACAACCAGCCCGATTTACCCTTTTGTCTTTGTTTTGCAAATGAAAATTGGATACATAATTATCGACCGGTAAATGGAGAATATAAATCCTTTCACCCTAATGGAATAACATTTAGACAATTATATAATAATCCTATAGAACATGCTGCATATTTACAAAAAATATTTACACACCCTAATTACATCAAAATTGATGATAGACCCGTCCTATTTCTATATAGATTATCGAGACAAGCATCGCATTATTTACAGCTTATATGTAATGAATTAAAAAAATATAATATTAATCACATTTTTTTGATTGTAAATATATCTATGTACTGTATACATGATTATAAAGGTGAGAATTTAGCTAAGCAACCTGATGCTATTTCACCTTTCGCTGCTCACCCGAACATGCCACCAATAGACTTGTTTCCAAATATACCAATATCGTATGCTGGTTTAATAGGTTGGAATAATACAGTTAGACATCCCTCTTCAAAAAGAAAAATTATTGATAATAATCCTGATAGTATAACAAGAACCGTTTCTAACGATTTATTAAAAATGAAACAAGATGCGCGCGCGCTACAAATATATAGCTTATTTGCGTGGAATGAATGGGCTGAAGGCGCTACCATAGAACCAAATAGTTTTTACGGTGAAAACTTGGGGTATGCAATAAAAAAAGCGCGTGACATTGTTGAAATGGCCTAATAATTACGGCAGACTTCTAAATTAGTTGGTCTTATGTATTGTAAAAATGTGTTTTTCGAACATAGCTTTAATAAGTCTACATGTGCAATTTGAGAATAATGTCAATCATTATTATTTCTTAATAATAGCAGCAGTCTTACCATTTCCTATTTTAAAAAATGTTGGCTTGATACCTATAGATGCGAAATATTCATCGGTTGCACGACGTTGTCCATTCCAGTGATAGTAATCGTCAAATATTATAACACTACCTGGGGAGACATTATCATACATTTGTTCAAGCTCATAATAACTTGATTCATACCAATCTGTATCTAATCTCAAAATTGCGATTTTTTCGGGTATAATTTTTTTATCTTGCAATGTCTTCATAACATCGCCGACAATATAATGTAGGTGCGTTTGTGGATATTTAGTTGAATTTAATCTAGTTTTTACTTTTTCGAGGGGTGTAAAGCACCATTCGTTAATTAATCCACCTCCTCCACAACTGGCTGCCTGACTGGCTCATCCGGCTCGGGGCCACCCTTCTGTGGACCACCTGCAGCAGCGGACATTAGCGGCGTAATGACTGCAGACCACTCAGCCTGCTTCGCCTCCAGAGCAGCAACATCTGCATCGCGATTATCCTCCAGCCACTGCAGGCCCTCAGTAGCAAGGGTAGTTACCTTCTCTACTGCCTCTGCACCCAGAGCGGATTTCATCTGCTCCTCCTGCACTGCCGCCTTGGCCTGGTAAAGGTATGCCTCGGCCTTATTGCGTGCCTCCACACGGGCCACAACAGCCTTGTCCTCTGCCTCATACTGTGCCGCCTCAGCTACCATGCGGTCAATGTCCTCCTTCGTGCGCTGGCGGTCATTCTTAATAGTAATCTTGTTAGACTTGCTTGTGCTCTTCTCAAGGGCAGAAACATTTAGAATGCCGTTAGCGTCCAGGTCATATGTAATCTCAATCTGGGGCACGCCGCGGGGCATAGGCGGAATGCCCGTTAGGTCAAACTCACCCAGCTTGTCGCAGTCGCGGGTCATTGCGCGCTCACCCTGGAAGACCACAATACGTACCTGGCTCTGGTTATCGCTATACGTGCTGAACGTCTGGCTCTTCTTCGTAGGAATGGTAGTATTGCGCTTAATCAGCGGCGTCATTACCCCACCAGCGGTCTCCAAGCCAAGGGTCAAGGGGCTCACATCCAGTAGCACAAGCTGGTCAATCTTGTCGCTCTTTACGTCGCCAAGAATGGCACCCTGAACGGCAGCACCGTAGGCCACTGCCTCATCGGGATTAATGCTCTGGCACAGCTCCTTGCCATTAAAGTAATCGCGAAGCAGAGCCTGAACACGGGGAATACGTGATGAACCGCCCACAAGCACAATGTCATCAATCTCATTCTTGCTATACTTGGAATCCTTCATGACCTGCTCCACGGGGGCCAAGCACTTCTTAAACAAGGCGTCGCACAGCTGCTCAAACTTGGCACGGGTAAAGGCAATATTTAGGTCATGGCCCTCAGCCAAGGAATCTACCTCAATAGTGGCCTGAGTGCTGGTAGACAAGATACGCTTGGCACGCTCTGCACTGGTGCGCAGGCGGCGTAGGGCACGCTGATTGCCAGTAATATCCACCTTAGTCTTCTTCTTGAACTCGTCAACGGCCCAGTCAACAATCAGGCTGTCAAAGTCCTCACCACCCAAATGCGTATCACCTGCAGTAGCCTTTACCTCAAATACACCCTCATCAATAGCAAGAATGGACACATCAAATGTACCACCGCCCAGGTCAAAGATAAGCACCTTACGCTCACCTGAACCAGCCTTCTTGTCCAGGCCGTAAGCAAGCGCGGCGGCCGTGGGCTCATTAATAATGCGCAGGATGTTGAGCCCTGCAATCATACCAGCATCCTTTGTTGTCTGGCGCTGCTGGTCGTTGAAATAGGCAGGCACCGTGACAACGGCGTGCTTTACCTCGGTCCCCAGATAAGACTCGGCAATAGCCTTCATCTTCTGCAGAACCATTGCTGAAATCTCCTCTGGCGTAAATTGCTTGGTCTCACCCTTGAAATCTACCTCAATAATACACCCGCCCTTGGTATCGGCCTTGACGGTAAAGGGATAGTGCTTCAGGTCCTTCTGCACGGCAGGGTCGTTAAAAGAGCGGCCAATAAGGCGCTTAGCATCAAACACTGTGTTCTTGGTGTTATTAGCTGCCACCGACTTGGCCGCCTCTCCTACAAGACGCTCCTCATCGGTAAAGGATACCCAGGATGGCACCGTGCGACTGCCTGTGTCGCTTGCAATAATCTCTACGCGGTCATTCTGCCATACGCCTACACAGCTATACGTGGTGCCAAGGTCAATGCCAATAACGGGGCCGGAAACAGGTGTCTTATTTGCGGACATTTCTTATACTTTTCCCTAAAACAGCAAAGGGTGTTTCAAATTTTGATACTAAACTCCAGAAAATTTTGTTAAATTTAGCCGAAATTTAACAATTTTTATATCTAAAGCCACCTCAGTATATAAATTTATATTTAATATGCCAGATGGTCGTCATACAATGATTAGCGAAATTGAGGATAACCCCCTACGCGGCGAAATGTTTACCGATAATGTACCCTTGCCACAGGTGCCCCAGGAAGAGGCACCGCAACCAAATTCAGATGCAGATAAATTCTCGCAATTTGTAAGAGTTGATTATAATCCCTTCATTCGAGACATAGAAGATATCAAACGCTTTGAAACTACTAAGAATGGACGGACATATGTTAAATTTCAGGATGAATTTAACCAGCTCGAAATTGTAAAATTTAAAATTTCGGCCGTGAATTATCTTTCCGTAAATTCACACATTATGAAATTGAGCGATTTTGTTCAAATTCATTCTATAGAGTTTGGTGATGACGATGTATCAAAGCGTGCGGTTGCGCGTAATGGTTCCGATAGCCGCGCAGTTCATGTAATTTTTGAAAACGGGCAAGAATTTCGTTTCCAGGGATGCACAGTAAATTTGTTTGTCAAAGCCCTTAGCGATGATACAATGCTCGTGGAAAGTGAGCCAGAAGATACATTTGTAGGTTTTCTAATAAATTCACTTGTAAATTTCTTTGACTGTTCAAAAAGAAAATTTAAATTGTTGTAACCTTGCAAATTCTAGTCCAGTCAAATTATTCTTCTGACCGGTTGCACCTAAATTATTCAATTGTAATTTTACACCCCCTAAATTACAGCCAGCTCTGGAACACTTCTGACCTGAAGTGTCAGAAGTCTCAGACATCTACACTTGTCGACATAAAAATTTGAATAATTCTCTTGTGTTAATCTAAACCACAACAGAATGAGTATTGTTAGCGACCAGGCCCTTAAAATGCTGGTCATAAATGAAGACATACGTTCCTATCATAAAATTTTATACGAAGGAAAAATTATAGAGTATGTTGGGGTCGGTCCAATGCGTAGTCATGGCCATCCTTATGGAAATCAACAATTTGCCCGTCAAAAGTCATATTTTACAACCTACGGTAAAAGTATACGTATTCCTGTGTTCTATACCAAGATTGACGGCACAATAACTCTGTTGGGAAAATATATAGTTGACGGATGGTCAAAGAAGCTGAGCGACGAAGGGTTTGCATATTTCTGTTTTAAGCTGCGTCGTGTAGAACGTGGTAGTTCGGGAGTTTAGTCAAATCCTCCAAACATTGCTGTTAGGGCAACCGGCCATGAGAAAAATACAGGTATCCAGAAAATAGGAATGTAGGTCCAAGAATGATTACTCCAGTTTCCTTTGGCAATCCGTGTAATTAGTATACCCAGACCACCGGTCCATGATATAAGCGACGCAAATACTATATTCCACATTATTGCTTTCCAGTCCATCCTTATAAAATAACTATAAATTAAATCATAAATATTATGGTCTAATTTACAATACAGCCTCATAATTTAGAAGCCACCACGAAGGCGTAATACAAGGTGAAGCGTCGATTCCTTCTGAATATTGTAGTCAGCAAGAGTGCGCCCATCCTCTAGTTGTTTGCCAGCAAAGATTAGACGTTGTTGGTCAGGAGGAATGCCCTCTTTATCCTGAATTTTTGCCTTGACTCCTTCAATTGTGTCGGAGGATTCTACATCCAGAGTAATAGTCTTGCCAGTAAGGGTTTTCACGAAAATCTGCATATTATCTATATAATAGACTAAGGTAAGAATTTTTTAAGTCATATTTTATATTTTCTTAGCTAAAATTGTTAATTCTGCATATTCGCAGGCTATAGTCCAGTCCTTATGTTTAGATATAAAATCACTAATGGCAATACGCATACCCATACGTGCACCTTCAACATCGCTATGAATTTCTTTTGCTACCTGAGCCAAATCTAAGTTGCGTTTCACAGCCTCAGATTCAATGCCATATATTCTCACTCCGATAATAAAAATATATTTATTGATGTGTAGACTTAACCTTTCTAAATCGGCAGATAGGGCCCCACCACAATGAAATGTATCCCATACCAAGGCATCCGCTTTGAACACCGGAAAATTTTTAGTATGTCCTTGCCAAAATTCAAAACTAATATTATGTTTTTCTGCAACTTGTTGTAAATTATTAATGGAATCATCATTGACTAAATCGACACCAACATAGCGGGGCTTCCATTTTGCCCCAGTAAACCCATCAAGTTGCGCCTGAAAAAAAGCAATAGCTGTGCCGCCGCCGCGCACCCCAAATTCAATAATACTGGAACATTTTGAGCCATATTGGCGTATATGTTTAACAGTAGTAATTGCTTCATCTGTCTTAAATAAGATTTCCAAAAATGGAGTTAGGCTCATTTATATATGATTTGCACAAAAGCTTTAGCCCGCCTATACAGGTTTTTCCTTTATTTTTCCTGCATTTGCATTCATTTTATTCATCTGCAATTCACTATCAGTAGCTATAGCCTTAGTTTGTTTTAGTTGGTCCCGTTGTAGTTTGATAGTATTTACAAATATTTGCACAGCTTTATTAACCGTTTTTAACGTATTTTCTATGGTGCTTATTTTTTTTTCCATTAGGGCAATGCGATGGCCTGGCTCTTTTGTGGGGTCAGGAGATATAGATGATTTTGGAGTATTGAACGTTAAAACCTCAGCACTGGGAGCATCGGCAAAATTTTCATTGACTTTTTTCATCTGCCGCACCAGTTCCTTCAAATATTTATCGTTGTAAGCCAGTGATGTGTAGTAAATAGCAATCTGTTTGTCCGATATCTGATTTCGTAAATTTTGAGTATCCTGCTCAAGAGCGTTTATAGATGATTCGTTTTCATCTATATCGGCGTTTAGTTGGGTGCGTATGCCATCAAGTTCAATTGACTCATCTGCAGTTATAGCATCAAAGCATTCAACAATGGGCGTTTTATCATTTGCTTCACTAAATTGATTTTTAAGAGTATTAACATATTTAGTGGCGTTGACTTTGCGTTTTTCCGCCCGCTTAGCTTGTTCCTCTGGTGGTAAAAGGCGTTCATCTTCGGGTACATTGGATGCGTAATTACCTGCAATGCTTTCATCGACTTGATTTGTAACATAACATATATCGGCGTGTAGACCATTAAAATTTCCGGTGACGTTTTCTATAATATCTCTACATGCGTCAATACGTTTGCTATATTTGCTGTTTCGAGCAGACAAATCAGAGAAATATTTTTTGGCAGAGGCGCCATCGGATGAAAATTGCTCTAATACAAATGCAGGTCCGCGTCGGCCACATCCGTAAGCCAAGGTTCGACCAATTAGTCCTACTAAATAATATATAACCCACCCACATGCAATCAAAAATAAGATAGAACCTGCTACATTGTTGCTATCCCGCTCACCACTGGTTATATTTACAAGAGTTCGACTAACATAATTAAACCCGGATTTTGCACCGGATCCTAGATTACCTATTAAATCGGAAATCCCCATCTATTTTATTGTTAAGATTTAATTTTAAGATGGTTTGATAGGTATGTCGGCAGACTATTTTATCAAATTACGTGGAAAATATAATAACTTTTCAGAAACAGTTTCTAATGAACAAATTCTTCCGGCTGTTATTCCTGGCGCTATACAAGGACCATTAAATATACAGCCACCGCGTATAACTATACCTGAATCACAGCGTGTCACCCAAAGAATA